TTTGGCACCCAGAACCGTCAATGAACCGTCAATAGAACCATCACTTAACCGAAATAAGACGCTGCCGCGTCCAGACGATATTTCGGAATCGGTGTGGTCTGACTTTTTGTTGATCAGGAAATCGAAAAAATCAGCATTGACCGAAACCGCCCTGGCAGGCATGCGCACCGAGGCCGAAAAGGCTGGCATCACGATGGACCAAGCGCTGGCCATGTGCTGCACACGCGGCTGGCAGTCGTTCAAGGCCGATTGGGTCAAGCCAGAGGACAAAGCCGCTGGCAAGCCCGGCGCGAAGCCAAAGGTCTACCACGACATTTCGGGCATGGATTACACAAAAGGAGTCACCCATGATGGCCGTTTCTGATTCAAACGTGGTCGAGGAATCGCGCACCTGCACAACGCATGGCGACTACACCGTCAAATTGTTCACCATCGCTGGAAGGCAGGGGCACGGCAGCACGCGATGCCCAATCTGCCAAAAAGAAGCAGAAGAGCGCACAAAAAAGGAAATCGAAGAGAGGCGTCTGCGCCAGATCGAGGCCAGCCGAATCGCCCGCCATGAACGAAGCCGCATTCCCTTGCGCTTCAAGACCCGCCGCTTTGACAACTACGCCGTCGAAAACGATGGCCAAGCCAAGGCGCTGAACATTTGCCGCAACTACGCTGAAAGCTGGTCAAAGGTCAGCCAGGCGGGCACGGGCCTGATCTTTTCTGGCAAGGCGGGGGCAGGCAAAACCCACTTGGCCTGCAGCATTGCCCATGAGGTGATCGAGCAAGGCGGCGAGGTGCAATTTGCCACCGTGGCCGAAGTCATGCGCCAGATCAAAAGCTCGTTTGCCAAAGACTCAGACACCACCGAGCAAAAAGAGATCGACCACTTCAGCGGCATTCCGCTGCTGATCTTGGACGAGGTGGGCATGGATTACGGCACCGACTTCAACAAGGCGCTGATTTTCGAGATCCTGAACAACCGCTACGAAAACATGCTGCCCACGATCTTGTTGACCAACTTGGACGCGCCAGCATTGGTCGACTACATGGGCGAGCGCCTGGTGGACCGTATGCGCGAAGGCGGTGGCCGCATGGTGTCGTTCACCTGGGACAGCTACCGCGCCAAAGCCGCTAAGGCCGCCGCATGACTCGCACCTATGCCCTGCTGCGCCCGCTGGATCACGGGGCCTTGGCCATGAGCGAGATCATCGCCATCACCGGCTGGCCTGTGCAGCGTGCCCGCCAAACCGTGTCTTACCTGTCCGAGTTCGGGCGCATCAAATCAGTCGATGGCAAATGGGCCAAATGAACAACAAAACCAAGCACCATGCCATGCGAATCCTGTCAATCCTCAAAACAACAGCCGCTCAGTGGTCGGTACAGCATGACCTGCACCCACTGCTGCGCCCGCTTGATCCGATCAGCGCGGCCACTCAAAGGCGCACAAATGGCCATGTTCGCAGCCATTGCCAGACACCAGGGCGCACCCTCACGGGCAGCGGTGCTGCAAGCCATCAAGGCCATGGACGCACAGGGGTGACGGCATGAAGATCGACATTCGCCATAACCTTCCCAATATTCAGGCTGCCTATGACCGCGCAGCAAAGCAGGTGCCATTTGCTTTGGCCAAAGCCCTGAACGAGACAGCAGCATCGGCCAAGACCAATGTGCAAAAGGAAATGCGCAAAGTCTTCAATCGCCCGACCAATTGGGTGATCAACAGCCTGCGCATCAAGTACGCATCCAAGTCAAAGCTGAGCGCTGAGCTGGCCTTCAAAGACAAGAACAGCGCCGAAAGCAGCCGCAGCATGCTGGAGCCTCACATCTTCGGTGGCAAGCGCAGGCACAAGACCATGGAGACGCGCCTGATCCGGCGCGGCATCCTACCTTCAGGCTGGCATGTCGTGCCTGGTGGTGGTGCTAGGCTGGACGCCTATGGAAACATGAGCCGTGGTGAGATCTCATTGATCCTGAACGTGCTGGGCACATACACCGAGTCAGGCTACAACAAAGCCAACGCAGCCACACGCGCACGCATGGCCAAGGGCAACATCAAGAAGGGCGTTTACGGGTACGAGCTGTGGGTCAACCCGGTAGGTGGCAAAGCCAAGCACATACCACCGGGCATCTACAAACGAGTGGCAACACCATTCGGCTCAAGCCTCAAGCCCATGCTGATCTTTGTGCGAAGCGTGAGCTACAAGCAAACGCTGGGCTTCTTTCCCATCGTCAACGCCACCGCCAAGAAAGAATTTTCAACCCGGTTCGATGTCGCCTTCGACAAGGCTTTGCAGTCGGCTTTCTACCGTGTGCAGGGGTCGCTGCTGTGATGGTCCGTGCCTACCCCTCCCCCACCGTAAGGTACTGTGCCAAGGGTGCCACCACGGGTAATTCGAACCGCGGGAATCCACTGTTTCATGATTTTCATAGAGGGGTTGACCCGACATGATGATTGACCTGCAAGTGCCTGCTGTGCAGACGGTGGTGGCCTCGGTGGTGGGCACGACCAAGCAAGCCATCAACGCCATGATCACCGAGGGCAAGCTGCCTGCCGATGAAAGCATGGGCGGGTTGATCTTGGCCTACTGCGGGCGGCTGCGTGAGCAAGCGGCTGGGCGGCTGGGTGACACGGCTGACGGCCTGGACCCGGCGCAAGAGTCGGCGGCGCTCAAGCGCTCTCAGCGCGAGGGCCAAGAAATCAAAAACGCCTTGGCGCGTGGTGAGTACGCGCCGATCGGGCTGCTGTCTGAGGTGTTGGCCACGGCCAGCCAGTCGGTGGTGGAGCGCTTCGACCAGCTGCCCGCCGCCCTGCGCAAAACCTGCCCCGACTTGCCCGAGGCTGCGCGTGACCAGGTGATGAGCCTGCTGGCCAACGCCCGCAACGAGTGGGTGCGGGCCACGGCTGACCTGGTGGCCAAGAACCTTGCACCGGCTGACGATGCCGAATTTGAAGCCGAGGACGACGAATGAGCCGAGCTCCATCCGAAACCCTGCAAGCTGTATTGGCGGCGATCACCACCGGCTTGTCGCCCTTGCAGGCTGTGGCGCCACAGACTTTGAGCGCCTGGGCAGAGGAGCATTTCTTTTTGAGCGCCGAAGCAAGTCACACCCAAGGGCGGTGGACCGCATATCCATTCCAGCGAGGCTGGATGGACGCCTTCAGCAATGATGACATTGAGGAAGTGACCATGCGCAAAGCCAAGCGGGTTGGCTATTCCAAAACGCTTTTGGCGTTTATGGCGTACAACGCAGCCCACCGCCGCCGCAAGCAGGCGCTGTGGCAGCCGACCGACGATGACCGTGACAGCTTTGTCAAGTCTGAGGTTGACCCGATGCTGCGCGATGTGGACGCGATCAAGCCGGTGCTGTTGACGGGCAAAGAAGACACCATGAAGCTCAAGTCGTTCTTGGGCTCGGTGCTGCACATTTTGGGCGGCAAGGCGGCGCGGGCTTACCGGCGCATCACTGTGGCCGTGGCCATGCTGGACGAAGCCGACGGCTTTGACCAAAAGATCGAGAAATCGTCGGACCCGATCACCCTGGCGCGTGGCCGCCTGGAAGGGGCCCCGTTCCCCAAGCTGATCGCGGGCAGCACGCCACGGGTCAAAGGCTTGAGCCATGTGGAATACCGCGAAGAGCACGCCGATGCGCGGGTGACCTACCACATCACCTGCCCACACTGCGAGGCCGAGCACCCGTTGGCATGGGGCGGGGCCAAGGTAGACCACGGCTTCAAGTGGGACGGCGCGGACCCGTCCACCGTGCGCCATGTGTGCCCGCATTGCCGGGGCACCATCACGCAGGCCGACTACCTGAAGCTGTGGGAGCAAGGCGCGTGCTGGGTGAGCGAGTGCGGCGAATACCGCTATGGCCACGACGGCGTGTGGCGCAACGCCCACGGCGACAAGCGCAACGCCCCGCGCCATGTGGCCTTTCACATCTGGACGGCCTACAGCCCCCAGCGCTCATGGCCAGACATCGTGCGCGAGTTTTTGGAAGCCAACACCAAAAAGAAGGCAGGCGAGACTGGCCCGCTGGAAGGCTTTGTCAACGAAACGCTGGGCGAGTGCTGGGAAGAAACGCTCGAGAAGGCCGACGAAAACGCCCTGGCCCTGCGTGCCGAAAGCTACAAACGCTTCACCGTGCCCTTCGGTGGCTTGGTTTTGGTCACCGGGTGCGACGTGCAAGACAACCGCTTCGAGCTGGTCACCTGGGCCATCGGCAAGGGCGAAGAGATGTGGGCGGTCGACTACACCGTCATTCCCGCCAACCCCGCCGACGAGCGCGAATGGGACAAGCTCGACACCTACCGCGAGACCGTTTTCAGCCACGCCAACGGGCGCGGCATGAAAATCGAAGCCATGGCCGTGGACACGGGCGGCCACTTCACGCACCAGGCCTACAACTACTGCCGCAACCGCGAACGCATGCGCGTGTTTGCCGTGCGCGGTGACCCGCAGCCCAGCAAAATGGTCAAGGGCAAAGCCACCATTCAAGACGTCAATTGGCGCGGCCAAGTGCTCAAGCGCGGCGTGCGCCTGTGGTACGTGGGCACCGACACCGCCAAAGACCTGGTTTATGGCCGCCTCATGGTCACCCAGCCCGGCGCGGGATACGTGCACTTTTCCAAAGACCTGCCCATCGAGTTCTACACCCAGCTCACAGCCGAAAGCCGCGTGCCGCAAAAGACCAGCCGGGGCATTGAATACAAGTGGGTCAACACCAAACGCGCCCGCAACGAAGTGCTGGACTGCACCGTCTACGCCATTTTTTGCACCCACGCCCTGGGCCTGCACGCCTACACCTCGGCCATGTGGGAAAAGCTGGAAGACGCCGTGCAACCCCGCAGCGGAGATTTGTTTGCATTGCCAGCCACAAACACTGACACAAACAGCGAACAACCAGATAAATTTACGGGTCCGGACGCAGCCGCCGACCTGCAAGCCGCCGCTGCCCAAGCCCAGCAAAACCGCCCCCAAATGCGCCGCCCATCGCGCCAACCAGGAAACGCCCGAACATGGTGAAAAAAGCCACCGCCACCGCCACGCCCGCCGACCTGCTGGACGACCATTTGCCTGATGCCAAGAAAATGGTCACCCCCGCATTTGTGGCCGCGCCCGATGACCTGATCGACGATGTGCTCGACGCCGTGCTGCAGTTGGCCCCTGACTTTTGCGCCGCGCTGACCGAGCACCGCGACCAGCTGCAAGCGCTGGCCCTGAAAGTCAGCGAACAAAAACACCGCGAATACGCAGGGGATCGGGTCTACATCCCCAGCACGACAGAAACCGCCCGCCGCGAACGCAGCAGCCGCAACGCATCCATTTTGCGCGACCACCAAAACGGCGAGCGCATGGCCCTGCTGGAGCGCCGCTACGGGCTGGGGCGCACAGCGCTTTGGAAAATCATCAACAGCAAGGGGTAAGGCATGACCGCCCAACAAGGCCACCTCTACCTATTCCACCAGGCCAAGGTCATGGCCATGAAATCGGGCGGGGTCACGGTGCCGGTGCGGCGGCTGGTGGACGATGGCTGGGGGCTTGGCCCGGTGGAGCATGTGCAGGCCGACAGGCTGCAGCCGCTGCCGATGCGCTACTTTCACGGGCAAACGCCTAAATAAACAAAACCAACAACACGGCCCCCGCCTCCGCGCTGACGAGCGCACCAGGAGCGCGGGGGTTTTTCTTTGGGCTGGGCGAAGTGTTCACCGTTTTGCTTAACAAGTGAACATCACAGCGGTGACATTCGGTGCAAACCACACCGAAGCACCGTGACCACCACCCCCACCACCGAACCCCTCCGCATCATTGCGGGCGACACCGCCAAGTGGCTTAAGACGCTGGCCGACTACCCTGCCAGCGCGGGCTGGGCGCTGGTTTACACACTCATCAACGCCACGGCCAAGATCACCATCACGGCCACCGCGCAGGGCGATGACCACCTGGCCACCGCCAGCGCAGCCACCACCGCCGCGTGGGTGGCGGGCACCTACACCTGGCGGGCGCAGGTCAGCAACGCGGGCGAGGTCTACACCGTGGGCACGGGCCAGATCGTGGTCGAGCCATCTTTCAGCGTGGCCACCCTCGACAGCCGCACCCCCAGCAAAGTCATGCTCGACGCCGTTGAGGCCGTCATGCTCAAGACCGCCACCAGCAACGTGCAAGAGTACGAAATCGCAGGCCGCCGCCTCAAACACTACAGCATGGGCGAACTGCTGCAACTGCGCGACCGCCTCAAAGGCGAAGTGGCCCGCGAGCAAGCCGCCACCAACGCCGCCAACGGCACGGGCGGTGTGCCTGGCCGCATTTACGTGAGGTTTGGCGCATGACTCTGTTCAAGAAATTCGCCAAAAACACCACGGGCCGCGATCTGATCGTGGGCGACATCCACGGCCACTTCACCAAATTGCAATCCTTGCTGGATGAAGTTGGCTTCAACCCAGAGGCGGGCGACCGCCTGTTTTCGGTCGGTGATCTTGTCGACCGTGGGCCAGAGTCAGACGATGCGCTTGAATGGCTGGCCAAGCCATGGTTTCACGCCGTGCAGGGCAATCACGAAGGCATGGCCATCGACTGGGCGCAAGGCATGGGTGATCGGTCGAACTACGTGGCCAATGGTGGCGCTTGGAATGTCGGCAACACGCCCGAGGTGCGCCAGCTTTACGCCGACGCATTCGCTGCGCTGCCGATCGCAATTGAGCTGGAAACGGATTTGGGCCTGTTGGGCATCGTCCATGCGGGCTGCCCATCCAACGACTGGACAGCCTTTGCAGTCGATCTTCAACGAGACGACCTCACCCCAATGCAACGCGATCACCTGACCATGATGGCTACGTGGTCGCGTGACCGCATCAACAACATGGACGACTCGATGGTTTCGGGCGTTGACGCCGTGGTTGTCGGTCACACGCCTATGGAGCGCGTGACCAGCCTGGGCAACACGATCTTCATTGACACGGCGGGCTGGCACCCCAAGGGCAACGGTTTCACCATCCTCGATGCGTCCACGATGGGTAAGGCCAGCCACACCAAAAAGCCCCGCCAGCCAGAACAAGAGGCCTTTTTCGCATGAGCCAACAACCCAACATTTTCCGCCGCGCCGCCGCATGGGTCACCGGCAACACCCCGGCCAAGGGCCAAGTGCGCCGCTTTGAAGCCGCCCGCCTGGACCGCATGACCAGCGAATGGTTTTCCACGGCCAACAGCATCAACCAAGAGCTGCACCAAGACCTGGACCTGCTGCGCCGCCGTGGTCGCCAGCTGGTGCAAAACAACGACTATGCCGCCAAGTTCAAGCGCATGGTCGAAGACAACGTGGTCGGCCCCGTGGGCGTGCGCCTGCAAGCGCGGGTGGAGGATTCCCCCGGCAAACCCGACCGCCTGGCCAATGCCGCCATCGAGCAAGCCTGGGCCGAATGGGGCCAAGCGTGTGACGTGACGGGGCAACTGAGCTTTGCCGACCTGTGCACCCACATCATGGGCAGCCTGCCCAGCGATGGCGAGTTTCTGGTGCGCATCGTCAAAGGCGCAGACGCGGGCAACCGCTTCAACTTCGCGCTGCAAGTCATCGATGTGGACCGCATCGACACCACCCACAACGGCAGCTATGGCGACAACACCGTCATCATGGGCGTGGAGGTCAACAAGTACCGCCGCCCCGTGGCCGTGTGGTTGTTTGAAGCGCACCCCAATGACGGCACACGCACCAGCCGCCACCGCATCCGCGTGGCCGCAGACGAAATGCTGCACCGGTTCAAGGTCACCCGCGCCGAGCAAGTGCGAGGGATCCCTTGGATGGCCCCCGGCATGCTCAGCCTGCACCACCTGGGCGGCTTCATGCTGTCGGCGCTGCTGGCCGCTGAGCATGGTGCCAACCATTACGGCTTTTTCACCACGCCAGACGGCATGGCCCCCATCGGGCAGGCCGACGCATCGGGCGCGACCATCACCGCCACCCAGCCCGGCATCTACGACACACTGCCCCAGGGCGTGAGCTTTCAGCCGCACGACAGCAAATACCCCAACGAGGTATTTGGCCCCTTCGCCAAGACCTGCCTGCAACGCATCGCCACCGGCTGGGGCGTGGCCTATCACTCACTGGCCAATGACTTGGAAGGCGTCAGCTTTTCCAGCATCCGATCGGGCACGCTGGAAGAGCGCGACCGCTGGACGCACGACCAAGAATGGTTCATCGGCTGCTTTATTGAGCCCGTCTACAAACAGTGGCTGCAAATGGCGCTGCTGTCGGGCGCGATCGTCATGCCCAACGGCTCGGCCCTGCCTGCCAGCAAAGCCGCCAAGTTTGCCCGCCACGAATGGCAAGCCCGCCGCTGGGAATGGGTGGACCCACAAAGCGACATGAACGCCAAGGTGCTGGCCGTCAAAGCGGGCCTCATGGCCCCGCAAGACCTGTGCGCATCGATGGGCTACGACTACGAAGACACCATCAAAGCCATCGGCCAAGCGCAAGCACTGGCCGCTGAGTTTGGCGTGGCGCTTACCGCCTACGAAGGCGCACCCGGCGCACAAACCGCCGCCAACGCAGGCGCACAGCCCACGCAGGCCAACGGTGGCCGCAGCCAAGCCACCACAGATCAGCCCAGCCACAGCGCAGTTACCAACGACCAGGCGCAACGCCAACACACTGAGCTGATGGCTGTGATCGCTGGGCTGAACAACCGCCAAACAACCGTGCAACTGTCCACCGCCGACATCGAGACGCAAATGCGCGGCCTCACCGACGCCATGACCGCGCACATCAAAGAAGTCGCCACCGAAATGCCCATCGTCGTCAACGTGCCCCAGCAAGCCGCCCCGGTCGTCAACGTGGCCGCCCCTGTGGTCAACGTCACCGCGCCCGCCGTCAACTTTGAGGCCAACATGCCGCCCGCCCAAGTGGTCGTGCAGCACCCCACCCGCGCCGTGCAAACCGTCAAGCGCGACGCGAACGACGAAATCGTCAACACCACCACCGAATACACCATCGAAACGAGAGAGTAAACACCATGGCCGAACCCATTTCTACCACCGCAACCGGCGCAGCCAGTGTCGGATTTTTGGCACTGCTCATCGGGGCCATTGGCCCTGTGGCGGCAGACGTCATGCTCGTCGTCATCTCCGCGCTGGCGGGCTGCTTCATTGCGCTGTCTGGCATGAAGGGGCAGACCCTCATGCAGAGCCTTGGCTTTATCTTCATCGGCGTGACCGTGTCGCTGGTGTTCAGCTGGGCCGCCACCAGCTTGGTTGCCAGCATGGTGCCGGGGCTTGACGGCGCTTACACCCCGGCGCTGATCGCGATGTTCGTCGGCTTCAACTGCAACAAGCTGCCCATGATCTTGGGCGCGGTGGGCGACAAGATCAAAGGCAAGGCGGGGATGTAACCGCGGACTCCATGAAGCCCGCGCCTTCAAGCGGGCTGCCAAGCAGCAATAAACCCCAAACCATCCCAAATAAGGCCCGCCCATGACCGCATCGCCCGTTTTAATTTGCTTCGTTTTGTGCCTGTTGGCGCTAACCGCCATCGGTGGCTACTGCGCCCACCGGCTCAACGACGGGCACCCATTGTGGGTGCGCCTTGTTGTGCTGCTGCCTTGTCTGACCGCGCTCGCCAAGCTTGCCGCCATTGCCATGGGCGAATACATCGCCGGGGGTATTGATGTTGCCTTTGCCGTGAGTGTTTTACTGATTTATGCCCTGGTGGCCAGCCGCTTCACCAGTCGCCCATGGCTCGACATCCGCACCACCAAAGACTGAGGCCTGCCATGCTCTACCTCGCAAGCTACAAAGGCACCCAGCCCGGCTGGAAAGGGCTGATCAACCGCGCCATCCGGTACTTCACCAGGTCAATCTACAGCCACAGCGAGATTTGTCTGGGCGACCCATTTGCTGGCCCCGTGGACTGCCTGACCAGCGCGGGCACCGAAGGCGGCGTGCGCATCAAGCGCATGCAACTTAACCCCGACAAATGGGACGTCATCGCGCTGCCCCATGTGGACGAAGACGCGTTCTGGAATTTTCTGGCCGGAAACGCTGGCCGCCCGTATGACTTCATCGGCTGCGTGCGCAGCGTGCTGCCATTCATCAGCGGCGAACACCCACACCGATGGTTTTGCAGTGAAGTCTGCGCCGCCATCATCGGCCACGCCGAACCATGGCGCATGCACCCCGGCTTGCTGCACATGATCGCCAGCCGGCATGCGGGTGCGTCATCAGCGTTGGTGGATGGCCTAAGCGATATGACTGTCTCGCCGCCAAGTGGTGGGCCTGCAAGCCTTTGAGCTGGCAGTCTGCAAAGGATTACGGACAAAAGCGATGCACGCAACAGCTAACACCGAATACATATTCAACAAATCGACTGACTTTCTTGCTGACGCTGCGAGTGACATCAAGTATCCGTCGGTCAAGGCCGTGGCCGATCGGCTGGCAGCCATCCCGACGGTCCCGGCGTTGACCGCTGGGTCAATCCCATTTTCAAACGGCACCACGCTTGCGCAAGACAACGACAACCTGTTTTGGGACAACACGAACAAGCGGTTAGGGGTCGGGACGAAGACACCAACGCATAAACTAGAGGTTAAAGGCTCAACTGATAACAACGCAGTTGGCCCACTCAATATCGTAAATGACGGTGGTGGAGTTGGAACAGCTTTATCTATTGATAGTCGTCCAGTAGGTGGCCAGTCTTGGAGTTTTATATCTACTGGGCCACAGGCCTGGGCTCCACTTGGTAGCTTTGCTTTTTATCAAGCGGGAGGCGGCTATAGGATGACTCTGACAGCCAATGGAGATGTCGGCATAGGGACAGCATACCCGACATCCAGGCTCCACGTGGCCGAACTGCCCGTATTTGCCGACAACCCATCCGCCATTGCTGGCGGCATGACCTCTGGCGCCGTCTACCGCACCGCCACGGGTGAGCTGCGCGTGGCCTTTTAACTCGAAGGAAAATCATGGACATTCAAACCGCACTGTCGAACTTGTACCAAGCCTCGCGCCTCGCACTGCTTACAGCCGATCAGCACGACAAGCTGCGCGAATCCGCAGAGGCTATTCATGTGGCCATCAACCCGCCAGAAAAACCCAAGCGGAAAGCGAAGCCCGCAACTGACGCAGCAACAACCAACACAGGCGAGGTGTCCAATGCTGAAAAATCCTAACGGATCTCAATTTGTACCCGTTCCACGTGACCCGCTGACCGCGAAGAAGTGTGAACTGGTGTTTGTGCTCGCATCCGCTTCGTTTCCCTACGGTGTGTCGGTGAGCGTGATGATGTTTGAAAACGAGCAAGCGTTTTTCGACAACCGACAGTCACACACCGCCCACCTTGGGAAATACGAGATCAACGTGCGCCGCCCCGATCTTTTCACTTTGATGCATGAGGTGGCGCTGGAGTTTTTTCCGGGTTTTGAGGTTTGCGCTGCACCTGAAAAACCCGAAGAAGTGCCGTCACCTCCAGCAGATGATGTGGCGTCTGAAAAGGCCTTGGGGTAAGCAGTATGGCACCCATCACCCTTTCGGCGCTGCACGGCCAAACCATCACTTTCTCGCTCTACAAAGACGGCTTGCTTGTCCAGGCGGGGCTGGCGATGACAGAGATTGGCAGCCTCGGGGAGTTTTATGCCGACATGCCCAGCGGATCGGCTGACGGCAAGTACCTGGTTTGCTACTTTGATGGGGCAAACAAAATCGCCAGCGGAGAGATTTATTGGGCAAATGGCGTCGAGGCGTTGCCTGCGCCTAATGGGCTTTTGACGCTGGCCGAAATTGCCGCCACCACCCTCAACGCCAACATCGTCCAGGTCAACACCGTGCCCGTGGGTGGCACCGGGGCCGAGGGTGATGAATGGGGCCCCGAGGGTTACGCCCCATGACCGCCCGCAAATCGGCTTGGGCCAAAAGCTGGGCCAATACCTGGAAGAACACCTGGGGCAAGGTGAGCGAAGACGCGCCAGCCGCTGGCGGCGTGAAGGGTAAGCGCCGCCGCCCCTTGCGCATTGGTGCGCCGTGGATGTGGCAGCCGCCCCCCGCGCCCCTGCGCCGCAACCGCCGCCGCCGCGAGGCCGAGCTGCTTTGCTTCATGCACCCGTGAAGTGTTCACCGTTTTGCTTAACAAGTGAACACCACCGCCCATTTAATCCACGCAAAGGCCACACACATGACCACCGCACAACACCTCAGCGCCGAGCGAATCGGCCAGATCAACCAAGACAAGCGCAGCGTGCGCGGCTTGGTGGTCGAACGCGCCGCCATTGACGAAACCGCCCGCACCGCCACTTTGGCTTTTGCCAGCGAGCAACCTTATGAGCGGTGGTGGGGCATCGAGATTTTGGACTGCACCCCCAGCGCCATGGACACCAGCCGCCTGCGCTCGGGTGCCAACCTGTTATGCGACCACGACACCCGAGATGTCGTGGGCGTTATCGAATCTGTCGAAATCGGCACCGACCGGGTAGGTCGAGCCGTGGTGCGCTTTGGCAAAAGCGTTCGCGCAGAGGAAGTGTGGCAAGACGTGCGCGACGGCATCCGCCGCAATGTGTCCGTCGGCTACATGATCAATGAGGCGCTTTTGGAGAGCACAAAGGACGGTGTGGAAACCTACCGCGTGACCTCTTGGACGCCTTACGAAGTTTCGCTGGTCTCCGTGCCAGCTGACGCCAGCGTTGGCGTGGGCCGCAGCCAAGAACCCGACACCACAGCAGCCCCAGCTGCCGTGACCGAGGCCACTTTGCCCGAGCCCGTGCCTGCAGAGCGCACCGCCCCCACCGTTATCACCCCCTCCATCAAATCGAAGGAAAAGAAAATGACCGATTCCGTCATCGAAGTCGTCGACCAGCGCAACCACGCCGCCGACATCACCAAAATCGCAGCCTCCATCCCTGGCGGCGCTGAGCTGGCCATGAAGTCCATTCAGGCTGGCCACACTGTTGAGCAGTTCCAAGCCGAAGCCCTGCGCGTCATGAGCACCAAGCCCGTCGCCACTGCAGACATTGGCATGGACGCCAAAGAGGTCAAGCAATACAGCTTGATGCGTGCCCTGAACGCCCTGAGCAACCCCGGCGACCAGGCTGCCCAACGCGCCGCCGCTTTCGAGCGCGAGTGCTCCGAGGCTCAAGCCAAAGTGCTGGGCAAATCGGCCCGCGGCCTGTTTGTGCCCAACGAAGTGCTCT